GTTTCAGGCGGGCTCAGGCGACGCTGGCTTCCGGGTGGCTTCCCAAAAATCGAGGCCAGTCGCTAGCGATGTGCCGCGCTTCGCCCGCCAGCATACGAATATCGCCAGGAAGGAACCAGAAATCAGTGGGTTAGCGGGATGGACCCCGGTTGGACCCCTGTCTGGACCCCGGAAGCCAGCTGCGCGACGACTGCCTGCGCGCTCCTCTCCCGAGTATGCCTTCTTTCTATCGCTATTCGCGGATCGTGTAAGGCCCTGCGATGTACACCCGAAAATCGTCTCAAAGGACGATTGTTCTTGACAGCCGGTTGGCGTTCTCAATTACGAACTGCTGCGACCGTCGAGCCGACGGCACGCGACCGTTCAGCCGCCAGGTGATCACCGCCAGACCGTACTGCCAGCGCTTGGTCGCAGCGGTGCGCGACAGGCCGAACTGCCAGCAGATCGGCTTCCACGCCATCCCGTCGGCGCGGGCCCAGACCAGGCGTGCGTCGTCCGTTTCCAGCCAGCGCAGCCAGAGCAACGCCTCCTCAGCTTCCGTGATCTGACGTGGGCCGGGCCTTGGCCGCCGCATGCGGGGTTCCTGCCCGACCTTGTCGGCGACGCTGTGGAAATACTCGGGCCACGCGTTGAAGAAACCCTTTGGCATGACGCCCGGCAACTGGCGCATCACGCCTGCGGCCAGTTCCAGACGGTCCTGCACCTGCGTTGTTGTCCATTCATGCATGACGCACCTCCGGTTCGCGTTTGCCATAAAGCTTTTCGCCCAGCTGCCGGACCATTTCACGCTCGGGCCAGGTCAGACGGTCGTCGTCGATGGCGACGGCCAGCAGCCCCTGTTCCTTCCAGCCGTCGCGCTTGACCTCGTCGGGGGCACGACGAACACCGCCGTAGCCCTTGGGCGTGAACCGCATGCCGGTCATTGGACACCTCCCCGGGTCTCCAGCGCCCAGAGCAGGATGGCGATGGCGTCGGCCTCGTTGTCATCGGTGGGGCTGAAGCCGCGCGCCCGGGCAGCCGCCATCATCGTGGACTTGTCGGCATTGCCCTTGCCGGTGGCGTGGCGCTTGATCGTCCCGACAGGCACGCCCTGATAGGCGATGCCGGCGGTTTCAGCCCATGCCGTCAGCGTGGCGAGCAGGCCGCCATAGACATGCGCCGCGTCAGTGCCGACGTGCCTGCGCACCTCCTCGAAGTGGATGGCGGTGATCGGCCCCGCTTCCCGACCAAGCTGGTCGAGCCAGTTCCGGAACCGCAGGTAGCGCATGCCGCCGCCGTCATAGCGGCTTGGCCGGAACGAGACTGTGCCGCTGGTGATCAGACCGTCCGCAGTCTGCAGCGCCCAACCGGTGGTGGTGCCCAGATCGAGGGCAAGGACGACAGGCACGGCCGGGGGCGGCGCGATCATGGTGGCGGGGATCAGGGACATGTGGGCCATGGCGGTATCCTTTTCGGCTTGGCGGAGGGGATTGGAGGCGACGACCGCTGTGCGCTTCGGCTGGTCGGGCTGCTGTCGTCGGATCGGGTTCAGACCCAGAGTCGTGTCCGGGAAATGTGCCCAGGGGTAGGTGGTGACCCTCCCGCGCAGAGCGGGGAGGTCACCTACCCCTTTAGGGGGGAGTGTTCCGAAATCTGGAATCTGGCGCAGGGCATTGATTTTGTTTGTGAAATCCAGATTGCGGACCAGATTGCGGAAAGGTCCTTCCGAAATCTGGAAACAACATCCCAAGCCACTGAAAGGAAATGGAAATAGCCAGATTGCAGATTCCGGGAGGATTTCAGATTTCGCGAAATCTGGCCAGATTCCGGAACTTGGAGCCCAGATTTCGGACTGAACAAGGCGCAGAAAACTCATGCCTCACCCCCTTCCGGATAGACCCAGATGGCAGGGTTTTCGACCGGCAGCAGTGCCCCGGTCTGAGGGCATTTGTAGTGGCTGGGGCGCACAGGAACGTGCGCCCGACTGACCTCGCCAGTGTCCGGATCGACCGTCTCCCCATCGGTCGCCAGTTCCATGCATTCGACGCAGAGATATCCGTACTTGCTGCGGTCGGATGCCAGACCGAGATCGCTCGCCGCGTCACCCTTGACGAACTTGATGACCCCCTTGGTCGTCAGCACGTTCAGCCGGTCCCGGATGCTCGTCTGCGCACTGAGGCCGCTCTTGTTCTCGAAGGCTTCAGCGAACAGCGTCATCGTGTACATCCGCCCCGAGCGCGCTTCGCGATCAAGGATGTCGACGATCACCTCGCCCTTCCGCTCCCGTTCGGCGTCATGCTTCGCGCCAACCTCGGCGCGGACCAGCCGTTCGTTCATCGGGTTGATCTCGAGCCATTGGCCGCGCACCTTGTCGATCAGCTTTGACGGCAGCGCCGGGCCGTTGCGCAGCTCGATCTCCAGCTTGCGCTCGGGTGCATCCTCGTCCGGCCGGTGCAGGATCAGCCCCGAGGTGTAAAAACCGCGCAGAGCGCTGGCGCCGGACAGGGCCAGGAACGGGTCATCCTTCAGCTGCTGCTTCGACAGCTTCTTGGTGTGGTGGACGAGGATTACCCCGCATGACGGGTTGATGTAGTCGCGCAGCACCTCGACCCGGTCCTTCAGGAAGAACATCATCGCGGTATTGTCGTTTTCGCCGCCACCGTCCGGCCCGCCGTCGAAAAGGTTACGGATCGGGTCGATGCAGATGATGTCGACCGGGGCGTCCGGGAACGCGGCCTGGATGGCGCGTGCCACACGTACGCTGCCGTCGTTGTCGAGCAGCATCTTTAGCTTGGGCGTGGCCACGAAGGTTTCACGCGCGGCGGCCAAGACCTTGGCGGGCAGCGCGATCTGCTTCATCCGCTCGCGCAGGTAGTGGTATTGGATTTCGGCCTGAAGGTAGAAGACCCGCAGCGGGCGTGGTGGGTTGAAGCCGAGAAACGGCACACCGGCCGCCATGTGCACGAGCCAGCTGATGGTCAGATCGCTCTTGCCGACCTTGGGGGCACCGCCCAGCACCAGAAGGCCGCCCGGGGTCAGCACGCGGGGCGCAATAATGTCCTCGGGCATCGGGCTGTCGTCATCCAGCAGCGCGCCCAAGGTGAAGGCAGGCATCTCATCCGGTCCCGGTGCCCCGGCAGACAGTCGGATCAGGGGCGGGCCATATTTCTCGACGTGAATCGCCCACAGTCGCTCGGACTCGCGCTTCAACCGCTCGATCGGCCACTGCGGGCGCAGCATCGCAGCGTTGTAGCCGCAGATGCCTTCCCAGCCTTCGTCCTTCGACATGCGTCCTTCATGGACCATGCGGATGAAATGCCCGATGGCGGCGCTGGCACCCTCGAAGCGCGACCAGTCATCCTGCGCGCCCTCGCGCACCGGAGTGACCAACACGTCATCGACGGCGGGCTTGCCCGGAGCGGCGCTTCCGCTGGCGGGCATCCCGGCCCCCGGCAACGGCGGCATTTCGGCCACGCGTTCCGCGAACTCGTCGAGATCAACCTCGATGGTGTGGTGCTCGCGGATCTGTACCAGGCGCTGATGCCCGTGCTTGTGATAGACCGTGCCTGCCACCCGGATCGGCTGGTGGGCGGAGCGGAAATGTGTGTCGCCGCCGACTTTCAGGGCGATCTCGCCTCGCAGACGGCAAAGATCGGCCAGCGCCGCCCCGTCGGCGGGTTCGGTCATCTTCCACCAGACATGCAGCTTGGCAGAGCCCTCGGATGTCCGTCCGCCGCTCTCGATGATCAGAGTGGGCGGACCCAGATGGCGCAGCAGATGGTCGAGCTTGGTGGGGATATCGCCTGCATCCAGATCGACCACCAGCGCCTGCATCTGCAGCACATCGACGGATTTGGCCTGTCCGGCAGCAGCAACGGTGCCGGGGATCACATAAACGGCGGCCCCTTCGCGCCAGGCCCAGTTGGCGAATGTCGCGAGTTTGGCCGGCGCGGTTGCATCAGCGTCGATCCAGATATTGTGCGGCCGACCCTCCTTGCCCTGTCCCATGTCGACAAAGCCCCGGACCGGGATCCGGCCTTCGCACCAGCCGAACACGACATCGAGGAAGGTTGCGATCTGGACCGGGTCCGGTTCCACGCCGAACGGATCCTCTGCGGAGGGCGCGTCGTTGAAATCCTGCCAGGGACTGAAGTGGATGATGTTGTCGTCGTTCATGGGGCGAGCCCCCAGCAACGCTCAGCCCAAGGGCAGAACCGGCATTCTAAGAAGTCGCGGCTTGCGGCGATGCGCGGCAGCAAATCGCCCGCGTCCGTGGCCTGCAGGATCCGCACGCCACGATCCGACATGCGTTGTGCGAGATCGGCATCGAAGGCGACCCGCTCGTGGTGCATTTCGGCCGTGTCCTTGTTGATCGCGGTGAACACGGCGGGCGCGGCGCTGATGCCGGGCACGCTGGCTTCCATGTAGGCCTGATAGACCGCAATCTGCGCGGCATAGACCGGCTTGGAGACCGTGACCCCGTCCTTGACGCAGGCGCGCCAGTTCTTGGCGTTCATCGTCTTGCATTCCCAGAGCGCGGGGATGGCCAGCCCGAGACCTTCGGGCCCCGCGGCGATGATGCCGTCAACGTGACCGCGCACCCGGCCACCAGCCACAGAGAACCCGAACTGGCCACCATCCGTCCGGTTGCCTTTGCGGGTGTAGAGGTCGAACCCTGCGCCCCGAAGCCAGTCCACGGCCAGATCCTCCAGCGCATGGCCGATAGCGAAGATGCGCAGCAACTGCCCGGAGAACTCCTGGCCATCATCCTTCGGCGCATGGGTGAACTCGAATTGCAGGGCGCGTTCGCAGGCATGTCCGAGGCGCGAGCCGCCCAGATAGTCGCGTGGAGTGCGTGCCGCGTTGTCTGCGACAAGCGCCGCGTCGACGGCTGCATTCACCTTGTCGGCGAACTTCGGACGGGAATTGTAGTCCAGCATCAGAATGGCACCTCCCTGTCGCTGGCGATTGCCAGCATCTCGGCGCGGAACGCCTCGACGGTGGTGACGATCAGCCGCTGCATGTCGTTGGCGCTGAGGCTGGAAAGCGGCCGGTCCCAGCCGATCCGGTCCATCACGGGGGCCAACGCGCGCATCACGGCGGGCAGCGCCTGAGTTTCCTCTTCGGTGAAATCGACCATGTTCAATCCTTTCAGGGCTTTGCAGGTGAAGGCCGCCTGGCAGCCCATCGAGCAGAACCAGCGGCGAGTGCGGTGCGGTCGAGGCCGGTGGGGATCGAACCAGCCGAACCCGCGGGTGCGGTTGGTGCACACGGCACAGAGGACCGGGCGGGGATGCCAAAGGCGATCAGCGTGCGGTCGATCCGGAGTCGCTTCGGACGGGGATGAGACTTCCGCGACATGGGTCATGCCGCCCGCCGTTCGGGGCTGGCCGCGCTGTCGATCAGCTGGCGGATGGCGCGCTTGTTGAAACCGAAGGTCATCAGCGCCGAGGCGCGGTAGCGCGTC